CCGGCGGCCTGATTTCAGCGATGCCCGCTTTCTGGGGATCGTGATCTGGCAGGATGAGGATGAGGCGATAGAGGCGTGGCCGGAAGCCGCCGGCATCATTTCCGGCATGATTGACAATAGTTCCAGCATCTCCGACACCTACGATGATCGGCCGCGTGACGGCTTGTGGTGCGACAAGCGCCGGCGCCGCATCCGGGTGGTGCAGATGTATTACTTGTCGCGCGGCACCTGGCATTTGTGTTTTTTCACCAAGGGCGGCTTGCTCCGGCCATCGGAGCCGGTGCCTTTTCTGGATGATGAGGGGCGCAGCGAATGCCCGCTGATTCTCCAATCGGCGTACATCGACAGGGATAATGACCGCTATGGCGTGGTCCGGGAGATGATCGGGCCACAGGACGAAATTAATAAGCGTAGGAGCAAAGCCCTACATCTGATCTCCGTTAGGCAAACACTTGGGGAGCAGGGCGCCGTGAGCGACGTGGCGGCCATGAAGCGCGAGATGGCCAAGCCGGACGGACACGTGGAAGTTGCGCCGGGAATGCGCTTCGAGAAGCTGGACACCAGTGATATGGCGCTGGCGCAGTTCAATTTGCTGCAAGAAAGCAAGCAGGAAATTGATCTGATCGGTCCAAATGCCGCCATGACGGGAAAGGACGATAAAGCACCCTCCGGCCGCGCCATCCTGGCCAGCCAGCAGGGTGGCACGATCGAATTAGGACCCCTGTCCGATAATCTCCGCCAGTGGCAGATGCGCGTGTTCCGCCAGCTTTGGAACCGTATCCGCCAGTTCTGGGATAAGGAAAAATGGATCAGGGTTACCGATGACGAGGAAAAACTGAAATGGGTGGGGCTTAATGAGCCGATCACCCTGAGAAAACAGCTAGAAACCGATCCGGCCAAACAGCAGGAAATACAGCAGCTCCGCCAGAACGTGGAGCAGACACAGCCTCATATGCTCCAGCAGTTCGATATGGAGCTGAACGCGGCGCTGGATCAGGTGATTGAGATCCGCAATCAGGTGGCTGAGATGGATGTGGATATCAGCCTTCTGGATGCGCCTGACACGGTGACGCTGATGGCCGAGCAGTTCGAGCAACTGGCCAACATGGCAAGCCATGGCGTCCCGATTCCGCCAGATGTCTTGATTGAAGCGTCCAGCCTTCGCAACAAAAAGCAGCTTCTGGAGCGCATGAAGGGCGGCGGCGACGATCCCGCGGCACAGGCGCAGCAACAGCAGGCGGCACAGGCGGCGCAGCTCCAGCAGGCGGAGCTTGAGGCCAAGATCCAGCTTCTCCAGGCACAGGCACAGAAGGCGCAAGCCGATGCACAGGCCGCCATGCTCAAAGCACAGACACCGGAGCCGGCGCCGGCGCCGGTGGGTGACCCGCCTCCCTCTCCCCTGGATGAACAGGAGCAGATGGCCGGCATCGAAGCCGAGCGTGCCAAGGCGGATCTGATCCGCGCGCAAACCCGCAAGACGCTGGTGGAGGCGCACATGGCCGCCAATCCGCCACCGCCACAGCCAGCAGAGGCCAGGGCATGACGATGGATAGCGCGCTGTTTGAGCGGCTGGTGGCCGCCATGGTGGCCAAGGGCGGAATGAGCGGCCTGACCGTGAACGAACCGCCGCCCGGCACCGATCCGGAACAGCGCGGCAACTGGCAGAGCCAGCCGGCGCCGGATGGCCGGTTCGTGGGCATCCGGCCAACCCTGCCGAAAGGGACCACGCCCTACTATCCCCTGCCGGAAGGCGAGAACCCGGATAGCTTCCCCTTCTTCCAGGCCACGCCGATGCCACAGGAAGCGGAGCGCGCTTACCACCCCACGCTCCAGTATGAAAACTCAATGCCCTATGTCGCGGAGCTGGAGCGCGCCTATCAGGCCAACCAGCGCGCCGGGCGGAATCCGGGGCAGTACACCGAAGCACAAGAATTTCAGCGTCCCAAGACGCTGGCGGAAATCTTCGGGCGCCGCTGACGTGACCGGACCCCTGCCGATCACCGTCCAGCCGCAAGGAAACCGGCTCTGGGACTTCCTCCAGACCGCCGGCCAGCAGTTCGCCAGGGTGGCGGACGCGCGCTTTCCGGTGGGTGATATCCCTTTGCCGGGCGGCTTCAAGCTGAACGATGCGCTGGTGCCGTTCACCAACAGCCGGAGCGATGACACCACGCTGTTACCTGATAGCCTGACCCTCAACGAACTTGGCAAGAGCCTGGAAGCGCTCTCCCCCGCCAATGTGGTCCGCCAGCACCGGGACGCCATCAGCGGCGTGGACAGTCAGACCGGAGAGCCGGTGGAGGGGTTCGCGCGCCTGATGGGGCTGTTCCCGGCGGCGGGCGCCGAAGGTGGCGGCCTGATGGCGCCGGCGGTGTCCAGAGGCTCCACCACCGTGGGCACCTACGCCGGCGTGAAGTCCGCCACCGCGGATATCAAGGCGCTCACCAGGGCCAAGGAGCTGGAGCTGGGCGGCGGCAACGCCGGGCCGGCTGGCGAGATCCGCAAACAGACCGGATGGTTCAAGGATGCGGCGGGAGACTGGAAATATGAGATCTCCGACCATGACAGCGCCATAAAGCTGGCGGAGCCGAACGCCAAACAGGTCTACACCGGGCCTTATGATCCGGATGAGCCGCCGCGCTGGCTTTCGGAGACGAAGGTGGCCGATGCGCTGGAGCATCCGGATCTGCTGGCGGCATATCCCTGGCTGGGTGACGTGCAGTTGTTCAAGGATAGCCGGATGGGCCACGCCGATTCCGCGCAATTCGAGGGCGGCTATGGCAACCCGCCATCGGAATGGGGGATCAGGACCGGCGGCGATCCGCAGAAGCGCGGTTTTCACCACGGCACCTTGCTGCATGAGATCCAGCACGCGGTTCAGGAATTTGAGAACCACGCGCGGGGCGCCAATCCGCGCCAGTTCACCAGCCAGGTGGATAATGATCTGGTGCAGCGCCTACTGAACGAAGCGAACGACTACAGCGGCGCCGAATTTCTCCGCCGCTATCAGGGCGATGCGCAGCTTTATGAGCAGATCCACGGATGGCCGCCATCCCCGGAAGCGGTGCGCCTGTCCAAACTGCCACGGGAAGAGACGGAAGGCATGTCCGCTCACCTTCTCCGCCAGGTGGAGAAGCACAAGCGGGAGAATGACCCCTATGGCCAGTATATGAGGACGCTGGGGGAGGTTGAGGCGCGCGACACAGAGGCGCGCATGAACCTTGACCCGCAAGAGCGCCGGCTATCGACACCCTACGCCAGCCAGGGTATCCCCTCCAGCCAGTACATCATTGCCAAGGCTCAAGATGACTTGCCGCCGCAGAGCGCCGGGCTGGACATGTCACCGGAAGCCAGAGCGGCACGCGCCGCGCTCCAAGGGTATTCGCTGGACGCCTATCACGGCACCAAGGCGGATTTCACCGAATTTCAGCACGGTGGGCCGGGCAAGCCGAATCCGGACGGCTTCGTTCATGTGGGTGATCAGGACGCGGCCAACGGCATCATCATGCGGGATTGGAACCGCCAGTATTGGGAGCGGGAGGCGCGCGAAAGCCCGCACGAATGGCGCCGCGCCGAAGCCCAAAGGGAGCTGGAGAGCACCTACAACGGCGCTCACATCATGCCGCTGAAGGTGAAGGCGAACAACCCGCTGGATATGCCGGATCTGGGCCGCTGGGACAGCTACAGCAACTTCATGAGCAATGCCGCCAAGGAAAAGGGTTGGGGGCAGGATTATGAACCGAAGGGGTGGACCCCGACGCCAGAGGTTTGGGCCGATTTCCGCGCGCTGGTGGATCGGGTGCGCAAGCTGGATTGGCAGGAACAGAAGACGGCATGGGCGGAAGGCTTCACCGAGATCCTGACCCGCCACGGCTATGACAGCGTGCGCTACCCGAACGAGATCGAAGGCGCCGGCGGCTTCAGCTACATGCTGCTTGACCCCAGCCAGGCGCGCTCCCGCTTCGCGGAGTTTCATCCAGACAAGGTGAACGACGCCAACATTCTCTCCGGCCGCCACGGCATTCCGGTGCCGCGCGCCAACGAACCACCACCCGATGCCGATCCGGAGCGCCGCGTTCCAATGACGCCGGCGCTCGCCAGCTTCCTGGCGATGGGCGGCACGTGAAAATGACCCGGTTGTATTTCTCTTAAGGGAAACACAACCACCTGAGTTTCAAAGAGGGCATCCCCTGGCGGGGGTGCCTTTTTTGTTGGCCGCCGCCGGGCTTACGGGCGCTGAAGACCACTGCCGCCGCCGGGCTTACGGGCGAAACGGAGACTAAGCGCAATGACTGGCCTTGACGAGATCCTGACCGGGAGCACCCCGGCGCGGGACGCGCCACCCCCTGCCCAAGCGCCGGCTGAGCCGGCACCGCAGAGGGAGGCGCCACCGCCGCCGGCTCCCACACCGGGCGATGACAGACAGGTGGATTTCGGGCGGCGTTCCGCCGATCCCGCACCCCCACCGGAACCCGCGGCGCCGCCGGCCGCGGAAACACAGGAACCCGATCAAGTCCCGATTAGCGCGCTTCGGGATGAGCGCAAAAAGCGTCAGGCCGCTGAGGCTGAGCTGCAGAGGCGCATGGCCGCCTATGAGGCTCAAGTACAGCAGCCGGCGCCGCAAGTGAACCGGCCTGATCTGTTTGAAGACCCTGATGGAGCGTTAAACTACGTCCAACACCAGTTTCAGCAGCAATTGACGCGGACACGTCTGGATATGTCCGTGGCAATGGCCAAGACGCAGTTTCAAGATTACGAGCAGGCAGAGGCGGCATTTGTCGATGCCGTCAAAGCAAACCCCACGCTCTACGATCAGATGCTGAATGATCCGCACCCGGCGGGCTTTGCCTACCGGGTAGGAAAACAAGTCGAAGCGCTGCGCGAAATTGGGAGCGATCCCAACGCTTATAAGACGAAAATCCGCCAGGAGCTGGAAGCCGAGCTGCGCAAGCAGATCGAAAGCGAACAGAGATCAGGCCAGGCCGCCGTGCGCTCATCCATCCCGCCGAGCTTGGCAGCCGCGAGGGACACCAATGGCCGGTTTGCGCCAGGGTGGTCCGGAGCGCCGCCGCTCAAGGATATTCTTGCGCCGCGTAAGTAAAACGCTGGCGCTTTCCCTGGAATAGAGCGAGATGGCAAATACCGTAGCCGCAACCGGCTTAACCCCTCAACAATGGGACAGTGACTTCTTCGTTGAATACTTGCGGGAATCCCGGTTCAAGCCTTACATGGGCACCGGCGAAACCAACATGATTCAGGTGAAGGAGGATCTGACCAAGAAGCGCGGTGACAGCATCACCTTCGCGCTGGTCAACAAGCTGGACGGCGCCGGCGTGACCGGCACCGGAACGCTTGAGGGGAACGAGGAAGCGATGGATAGCCGGAGCTTCCGGCTGTTTGTCGATAAGATTAGGAACGGTGTCCGCATTCCAGAAATGGAAGAGCAGAGAAGCGCGATCGATCTGCGCGAAGCGGCGCGCGCCGTGCTGAAAACGTGGATCTCCGAGCTGACCAAGAGCGCGATCGTGAACGCCATGGGCAGTATTAACGGCGTGTCCTACGGTACAGCATCGGAAGGGCAAAAAGACGCCTGGCTGACTGACAATGCCGACCGTGTATTGTTCGGCGCCGCCAGGGGGAACATGGTGGCCGGCGACCATTCGGCCAGTCTTCTGAATGTTGACGGCACCAATGACCGGCTGACCCCCGCGGCGATTTCTCTGATGAAGAGAATTGCCAAGACGGCAACCCCGCGTATCCGCCCGATCACCGTAAAAGGTGATGAGGAATGGTACGTACTATTCGCCAACTCGCTGGTGTTCCGCGATCTGGCGAATAACACCACAATGATGCAGGCCAACCGGGACGCGCTCGCCAGGGGGATGGACAATCCTCTGTTTACCGGCGGCGATCTTGTCTGGGATGGCGTCATTATCAAGGAGCTGGAAGACATTGCTAATGTTGCTGGTGTGGGGGCTGGCGCAATCGATGTGGCGCCAGCTTATCTCTGCGGTGCGCAAAATCTGGGGATTGGCTGGGCCAAGCGCACCAAGTCTGTGACTGAAGTCTTCGACTATGGGGATAAATTCGGCGTGGCCATTGAGGAAATCCGTGGCTTCGCTAAACTTACCTTCGGGAGCGGAGCTTCGGACACCGCCGATCTTAAGGACCATGGCCAGGTAACGGGCTGGTTTGCCGCAGTGGCGGACGCCTGATTACTTGACTGAACCGGAGAAAGACTATGGTGAAGTTTAGGTACGTGGGGGATAGCCAATCCGTGAGCGTCGGCATTGCCGGCGCTCTCTTCCATAAGGGGGTGGTGAACGAGGTTCCGGATGAGCGCCTGGCGGCGGTGCTCATGAAGACGCCGGGCTTTGAGCAGGTTACCGCCGACATGTTGCCGCCGGTGACCAGCGCCATCCTGATGCACGCGCCGCAGCAGGGCAGTTTGCACGCCGATCCGGATGTTGACCAGTTCATCCGGGACAAGATCAAGGGCGTCAAGAAGCTGGATCATGAGGGAGTTGACGGTTTGGGCAACGTCAACAGAAGCGACCAGTACGCCGCCAATGTGGACGCGCTCGCCAACCAGAAGGGCGAAGTGACGGAGCTTTCCAGCGACAGCGGCGGAGAGGAAATGGCGGCGCCGCCGGCCAAAAAAAAAGCGGGCGACGGCCTAGGCGAGTAAAGCCGCAAGCCGTCTGACCCCATGGCAAGCTACACAACCGCCCAAGTGAGGAACCTTGTGCTCCATCACTTGGGCGTGTTGCCGGAAGGCGAAAGCCCTACGGCAGCTTCCGCCGAGCTGGCAGAAACCGCGCTGGATAGCGTCCACGCGCGCCTGGAAGGGCTGAACCTGCTGAACTGGCCACCGTGCGAAGTCCCTGGAAGCGTCCTGTTCGCGGTGAGTTACCTGGCCGCCAACGAACTGGTGGACGTGTTCGGCAGCTCCGCCGAACAGATGACCCGGATATCCGCCGGCGCGGAGCGCGGCCTGATCGAGATCCGCCAGCAAACCACCAACCACCATCACGGCACCACCACCGCCGTCTATTACTGATAGGGGATCTGAAGCATGGCCGTGAAACTGCCCGCCTTGGTGCGGAATGCGCGCCTGGATGCCATCACCACCTACGCCGGATCGAACGCCATCGTCCGGATCTATTCGGGGACCGTTCCGACCAACGCCGATGCGGCACTTTCCGGCAACACGGTGCTGGCGGAGCTGGCCTGTTCCGCCACCCTGGCGCCGGCGGCATCGGGCGGCGTGCTCACGCTCTCCGCCATCACACAGGACTCATCGGCAGATGCAACAGGGACGGCGACATTCTACCGATGGTTGAAAAGTGACACCACCACGGTGGTTCAGCAAGGCAGTGTGGGCACATCCGGCCAGGATCTCAATCTCAATACTACCTCTATCGTTATAGGTGGTCCGGTGAGCGTCACTTCGTGGACATTGACGGACGGCAACGCCTAACCGATGGCGTCACATCGGTACTGGCGGATTTTCTGCCACCAATCGGCACCGCTCAACAGCTATGCCACCTTCGCGGAAATCGAGTTCCGCGAAAGCCTGGGCGGGTCCAACGTCGCCACGGCGGGCAACGGCACCATCAGCGCCGATAGCTTTTTCAGCCTGGGCCATGTTGCGGCCAACGCGATTGACGGTAATGCTTCAACGATGTGGGAGAGCGGGGCCACCGCTCAACCTCACTGGTGGCAAATCTACTTTGACGTAGCGCGCGACGTTCAGGAAATCACCATCAAGGCCAACGCCAGTTGGCCGGATGAAACCCCGCGCGTGTTCGATGTTCAGTGGTCCGACGATGGCAAGAGCTGGATAACGCGGTTTGCCATTTCGGACGCAGCCACGGCTTGGACGGCGGGGCAGCAAAGGGTGTTCAACGCGGGGAGTTCCACCGCCACAACACCCTATTCCTACCCGGCATCGGCTGTAACCTACTGGCGCATCTATGCGACGAAGGGCCAGAACGGGGGCTACCTCGCCCTGTCCACCGTCGCCATGAAGGAAAGCGCGGGCGGGGCCAATGTTTCGGTTGCCGCCAACGGCACGGCAACGGCGGATAGCCAGTATGACGGGACCTCCAGCCCTGACAAGGCGGCGGACGGCAATTCTTCAACGCATTGGGAAAGCGGCGGCAGCTTTCCGCACTGGTGGGCTTTCGCCTTCAGCAGCCCCCGCCTAATCACGGAAATCAGTCTTTCCAACGCCACCGCTTGGCCCAACGAAGCTCCCCGCACCACTCTTGTCCAGCACTCCGCCGATGGGGTGACCTGGCTGACTGCATGGATGATTGATGACCCCAATCTTCCATGGGCCAACCCCGAAACCCGCACCTACACCTATGCGGACGATACGGCGGCGATCACCGGCACCGGCGCCAGCACCCTGGATGACGCCACCAGCGCCGGCACCGGCACCGCGATGGGGCGGACTGAGGCGAAGCCAACCGGGACACTGACGGCCATCAAAAGCGGCCAGTATTCCTCCCTGGCCGTGCTCTATGCCTTCAATGAGCTGACCGGCACCGTTGCCAACCTGGCGACACCGGCGGATAGTCTGGTGATCACCGGCGGCACCCGATCGGCTGACAGCGTTGGGCGCTATTTCGATCCGGGCGATGGGATCGGGGACAACGCCTTATCGTCTCTCACGGTTGGCGATCTGGGGATTTCGGCGGCGGGGCCTTGGAGCTTCTTTTGCCGGCTGGCGCCGCCCGGCTTCAGCGATGGCACCGATCGAACGATCATGTCCATCGGCAACGGCAATTCGGGCGGTGTCGAGTTCAATGTTTACGGGACCATTTACGAGTGGTTCAGCGGGGACTGGCGTTCCGGCATCGATCGGCCGGCAACCGAGATCCAGACCTTCGTTGTCACCTACGATGGATCGGTTGTCCGGGTTTACGCCAATGGCACCGCCGGCGCCGCCACCACACTGACGTTCGGCTTCCCGACCGGCTCCAAGATTGCTATCGGGATCGATCAGCGCGCCGCCTTCAACTACTTCAATGACCGGATCTATGAGGCCGGGTTCGTCACCGCTTGCTGGACGCTGGCCGAAGTCAAAGCCTACGACGCAAGCCCGCTGGCGATGGTGTCCAGCGCCGCGGCGATCACCGGCACCGGCGCCGGCACCCTGGATGACGCCACCAGCGGCGCGGCCGGCACCCACACGATCACCGGCACGGCTTCCAGCTCCCTGGATGAGCTGGCCGGCGCCGCGACCGGCACTTTCACGCCGGCCGCCATCACCGGCACGGCATCCCCCACGCTGGAGGATCTGGCCGGCGCCGCGATCGGCACCCACACGATCACCGGCACGGCATCCCCCACCTTGGAGGATCTGGCCAGCGCCGGCGCCGGGGCGCAGACGGCCACCGGCACCGCCTCCACCAGCCTGGATGATCTGACCAGTGCCGCGATCGGCGGCTTCACGCCGGCCGCGATCACCGGCACCGCGGCTTCCACGCTGGAGGATCTGGCCAGCGCCGGAACCGACAATGAAGGCGTGTTCGGCACGGCATCCAGCACCCTGGATGAGCTGACCGGCGCCGGCTGGGAAACCACCGTTGCCGGCGGCGCTGAGCACTCGCTGGCGGCACTGACCAGCCAGGCCACCGGCGGCACCTTCCTGGCCGGCGCCGGCGGGGCCATCCTCTTCCTGGCCGATCTGACCAGCGAAGCCGCCGGCGGCCACACGATCGGCGCCGGCGCCGGCATCCTGGCCGCGCTGGACGGCGCCGCTTCCGGGTTCATCGAAGTCTCCGGCACGGCATCCAGCATCCTGGGTGACGCCGGATCACACGGCTTCGGCACCGCCTATATGGCGCGGCGGGTGCGGAGCGTGACCATGACAGGCTCCCTCAAGGCGCCCAAAGTTCTGAACGGAACCATGAGGATCTGATGGCTATCACAACAATGGATGCGCTGGTGGCGAGCCTGACCAGCGCCGATCAGGATTTCAGCCTGTGGTTCCCGTCAATCACCAATGTGGCGGGCGGCTTCGTCAACCTGGCGCGCGGCGCGGTGACCGGCTTCGGCCAGGCCGCCATTCCGACCGTGGCCGGCTCCGGCGGCCACATCCCGACAGACGGCAATCCCGGCTATCCGACCATCAGCGCGCCGGGCGGCGGCCAATCGCTCTACATTGGCCGCATCGAAGCGGCCGGGACGGTTACCGGGACCATCACCGTTTATGATCGGGTGTATGCGGCATCCGGCTTTGTCGGCAACGTGATCACCGCGCAAGCCATCACCGGGATGCCAACCCTGCCGGCGGCCAGGGCGCCCAATGATGGCGAAGGGCTGGAAATCTGGCTGGAATCCTACACGGCCATTGGTGCGACGGCCAGCCAGGTGACGGTGCAGTACACCAACTCTGCCGGCACCAGTGGCCGCAACACGGTTTCCGAAGCCATCACCGCCTCTTTCCCCGTCAACCGCCTTCAGCGGCTCCGCTATCAGGACGGCGACACCGGCGTCCAGAGCGTCCAGAGCGTGACGCTGAGCGTGTCCACCGGCACCGCCGGCAACTTCGGCATCGTGCTGCTGGAGCGCAAATGCACCTTGCCGCTCACCTTCGCCAACGTCTCCAACGTGATGGATTTCGCGGCCACCGGACTGCCGACCGTTCAGGCTGACAGCGCGCTGATGTTCGTGAGTATGAGCACGGCCACCACCACCGGGAACATCATCGGCACCATCAACATCGTGGCCGGCTAACCGGCCATGGCGGCTTTCCGGGGCGCCTTCAGCCGCCACACGCGGGCGGGGCTATCGAAAACCAGCGGGTGGAGCGCGCTGGCCGAATCCAGCTTCTTCACGCGCTCCCCGGCGGATCAGGCGCACACCACGCTGGATGACCTGACCAGCCAGGCCGCCGGCGGCCACACGGTTGGCGCCGGATCGGCCACCCTGGAAGCGCTGGCCAGCACCGGCGACGGCGCGCGGGGCGCCACCGGCACCAGCGCTGTGACGCTGGCCACCATCACCAGCACGGCATCGGGCGCCACCGTCACCGGCACCAGCGCCGCCACGCTGGCCACCATCGTCTCCGCCGGCGCCGGCACATCGGCCGGCGGCTCCAGCGCCGTCACCCTGGCGGCGCTCACCAGCTCCGCCAGCGGGGCGCGCGGCGCCGCGGGACAGGCCGCGGGCGATCTGGCCACCCTGATCAGCGCCGCCGCCGGCATGATCCCGGCATCCGGATCAGCCGCCATCACCCTGGCGGATCTCGCCAGTGTCGGCACCGATGCGCCGGCGGTTCAGGTGATCACCTTCGATGACGGTTCGATACCGGCGGAGTTCGCATGGTCCGCCTTCGGTCCTGGCATCGTCATTGACCGGGTGGACGTGGACGGCGGGACCACCAAGGCGCTGCGCTATCCGGACATTGACGATTCCGAAGAAAGTTATTTCGAGATTTTCGCGGACGCGCGACCGGGAAACAATGTTCTAACTGTCCGCTACGAAGTCAGCAGTGAGAGCGGTTACGACTACTGGCGCATCTACATCGATGATGTGCAGGTTTGGCAGGAAGCCGGCACCGGCGCGGGATGGTCGGAGTACAGCACCACCCTGGCCGTTGGCGTGCGGCGGATCAAGTTCCGCTACAGCAAAGACAGCAGCGCCGACGATGGCGACGATACCGCCTATATCTCGAAAATAACCGTCTCCCCGATCGGGGAACGGCCGATCACCGTAGCCACCACCCTGGCGCCGCTCACCAGCTCCGCCAGCGGTGAAACGGAGATCTATCCCGGCTATCGCTTCTGGCGCATCACGATGGAGGCAACCGCCAGCCTTAGCGGCACGGCTGGCGGCATCGCGGAATGTGAGTTGCGGGGCAGTTTCGGCGGGGCGGATCTGACTGATAGCCTTCCCGGCACAGCATCTATGTATTTGGGGTCACTGAACCCGTACTATGCGCCAAGCGCGGCGTTCGACAATGACGGTACAACTTGGTGGGAAAGCTGGTCTTCCTACGGTTCGCTTCAGTGGGAATTTACCACCCTGCCGCAAGTGGTTGAGCAAGTCCACCTGACAACGCCCTATTACATGTCGGGAGGCTCCCCGATCTACAGCAGCGTTCTACTGGATCTCAAAATAGAGCGGAGCTATGGCGGGGAGACTTGGGAAACCGTCACAACCAAGCGGGGCCTTGTTGAACCAAATTCCTGGGACACTCCAGGGAATATTGACCTCCCGCTTACCGGGCCGGTTGTTGCCAATGATGGCTTTATCGGTGTCAATGACTTTGGCCGAACTGACCGCGCCATTGAGTTCTGCCCGCAAAACAAGGTGGCCATCACCGGCTATAGCATCCCGCATCCGGTTGTCATTGAACGGTTCATAGCCTACAGCAGAGCGCCGCTTCCTTCTCCGCCGATCGGGGATATCACTTACACCTTCAAGATCAGGGGGGTGATCTATGCCAGCAACGTTTCCAATGTTCCGGAAACCCTGATAGCGGTAACCGCTGAGCGCACATCAGTGCCCAATGACTGGTTTGAACTGGAATTGTCGGAGCCGCTGGTGCTGGAGCCGGGATTTTACCATTTCGGCGTCCATGTCGGCGGCACATCGGGCGGCATCTATTCGTGCGATACTTACGGGCCGCAAGTAAGCATGAAAACGCTGCTTGATTTCCCGTTTGGTGATGGGCCGCCCGATCCTTTCCCAATCCTCACATCCGGGGCTGTTGAGCAGTCACAGCCGCATCCGGTTTATGTCATTTATCCGATTTCCACCGGCGTGGCCGCGCTGGCGGCGCTCACCAGCCAGGCCGCCGGCTTCTTCGGCACGTTTCAGGAAGCCGTCACAGGCACGGCTCTGGCGCTGCTGGATGATCTGACCAGTGCCGCATCCGGGGCGCGGCAAATGCTCCGGTCCCCCCGCGTTCCGCTGAACGGTGCCATGGTGAACGTGAGCCTGGCCGGCTCCCGCCGCACCACCCTGACGCTGGCCGGCTCCCGCCGCACCGTTTCCCTTTCCGCCACCTGGGTGTCCCGATAGATGCGCAATCAGTCATTCCAGCTCATATCCGGAGACGATCTGGATCTTGTTATCACCGTGCGCGACAGCGACGGATGCGGCGTGACGGACCTCACCGGCGCCACCGCCATCTGGGTGCTGGCCGACCGGCCAGGCGGATCTCCGCGGCTGACCAAAACCGCCACCATCACCAATGCCGCGCTGGGGCTGGTAACCGTGACGCTGGAGGCGGCGGACAGCGCTGATCTCCGGTGCGCGACCTACCACCATGAGCTTCAGGTGCGCGATAGCCAGGGCAAAACCAGCACGGTGATGACCGGCCATTGCCGCATCGTGGGGGATTCGGCACCGTGAAAATTCCATTTGCAACTAACTCATATCAGGCCAGATCCCTCCCCTTGTCGGCGCAGCGGTGCCGCAACCTGTTCGCGGAAGCCGCGCCGGCGGACGCCAAATCCACCGTGGATCTCTTGGGAACGCCGGGCCTGACAGCCTTCACCACCGTGGGCACAGGGCCGATCCGCCTTCTCTGGGAGATGGCCGGCGTGCTCTATGCGGTGAGCCGGGATCAGCTCTACACGGTGACCAGCACCGGCACGGCTACCCTGATCGGCACCCTGGCGGGGCAGGAACGAACCGATTACCGGCTGGACGCCGCCGACAACGGCACGCAACTGGCCATTGTCAACAGCGGCACCGGGGCGGCCAGCGTCTATAACCGGACCACCAACACGCTCTCCGCCATCGCAGATCCGGATTTCCCCGACGCCTCCAGCGTGGCCTATATCGATGGCTATCTGGTTTTCACCAGACTGGATAGCGGCCAGTGGTTCACCAGCGAGCTGCTGGACGCCGCCAGCTACAACAGCCTGGATTTCGCATCAGCCGAAAGCCACCCGGATTTCTTGGTCAAAGTGCTGGTTGACCACAGGGAGGTTTGGCTGTTCGGCGCCCGCTCCGTTGAAGTCTGGACGAACACCGGCGCCGCCGATTTCCCCTTCCAGCGGCTTTCCGGCGGCATTCTGGAGCGCGGCTGTGGCGCCGCCGGATCGGTGGCGAAAATCGACAATTCAATTTTTTGGTTAGGAGATGACCGGGTTTTCTACCGCGCCGCCGGCTACCAGCCGCAGCGCATCAGCCATCACGCGATAGAGTACGCGCTGGAGCATTATGCCGTGGTTTCGGATGCCGAAGCCTTCGTGCATTCGATGGAGGGGCACCAGTTCTACACGGTGACCTTCCCCGGCGCCGGCGTGACATGGTGCTATGACGTGGCCAGCGGCCTGTGGCACGAGCGCGAAAGCCGCGATGACGAAGGCCGGAGCCTGGGGCGCTGGCGGGTGAGCGCTTATGCCCGGTGCTATGATCAGCACATTGTTGGGGACTTCCAGAGCGGCGCGCTGTACCGCATGGATCTGGATGAGGGGATGGAGGCCGGGAACGTGATCGTGCGCGAGGCGGTGTCTCCGCCGATAGCGGCGAACGGGCACCGCATCACCATGAGCCGGCTGGAGATCGATCTGGAAACCGGCATTGGCAGGACAAGCGGCCAGGGCAGCAACCCGAACTGTATGCTCCAGTGGTCCGACGATGGCGGCCGGAGCTGGAGCAACGAGCATTGGGCCAGCATGGGGCAGATCGGCCAGTACAAGCGGCGGGTTCGCTGGCACCGGATCGGCCAGTTCCGGGAGCGCTATTTTCGCTTGGTGATAGCGGACCCGGTAAAGGTGAGTATTCTGGGGGCCAACGCTGAAATGGAGCGCGGCCTGTCATGACAACCCTTCCCGAAGCTCCCCGCTCGCCTCTGCTGGACCCGCGAACCGGGACGATGAGCCGGGAGTGGGTTCGCTTCTTCGATGATTTGAGGCGCGCGATCATCTCATCCCTGGATGAGAGCGTGGGCAACCGGCTGGATAATCTGGAGGCTGAAGCGCTGTTCCCCGGCGGGGACGGCGCCGCCGGCGGCGGCTCCAGCTACAATGATTTCGCGGTGCGCGCCAGGATCGAGGCGATTGAGACGGAACTGATGTTCCCGCAAGCCATCGCGCGCAACGATGCCGCGGAGATGGAGGCGCGGCTGGCTCTGCTGAAGGAAACCGCGGACGCCGCCACGCTGGATCTGATGTTCACCCGCCAGCCTCCCCACGTGCGGGATCTGAGAAGCCGGCTGGAGGCGGTGGAGCTGGCGCTGGCCACGATCGAGGACGGCACCGCCAAGCTCCGCCTTGTGCTGCAACGCCTGGCCGCGCTGGAAACTCAAAACCTTTTCGACTAGGAACACCGCCTCATGACCATGACAGCAAAGCAGCTCGCCACATCCCAAGTGGCGGCCAGCATCGGGATTCTGTACGGCGCCGGCACGTCCACCAAGGCTGTGGTGAAGCGCGCCAGTTTCTGCAACACCACCGCCGGGAGCATCACCCTGCTGGTGCATCTGGTGCCGCCGGGCGCATCGGTGACCGATGGCAACATGCTGATCAACCGTGTCAGTATCGGCGCCGGCGAAACCTACATAGCGTCGGAGCTGGAAGGCCAGGTGGTGGAGGCCGCCGGTGCGATCCACGCCGAAGCATCGGTGGCGTCCAGCCTCACGGCGGTGATCAGCGGAGTGGAGATCACCTAGCCATGCGGACCACGGATGTGGAGTTCATCACAAGCTGCATGACGCATATGCGGATCTGGCCGCATGTGTCGGATGACTTCTCACCGCACCGCAATGACTTTGAGCCGGTGATGGATGACAAGCTGTATTACCTGGCGCCGGAAGATGAGGCCGGTGATCCGGTTGGCGTCTTCTTCCTCCACCCCCACAGCACGATTCTGTTCGAGATCCATACCTGTGTGCTCCCCGCCTATTGGGGGCCGGTGGCGGTGCGATCGGCGCGGGCGGCCATGCGCTGGATGGTTGAGAACACCTATTGCCGCAAGATCATCACCCATGTCCCCTATGACAACACGCTGGCGCTCCGCTTCGCCAAGCGCGTGGGGATGATCCCGGAAGGCACCAACAGAGAGAGCTTCCAGAAAGATGGCGTGCTGCTGGATCAGCACGTTCTCGGGATCACAGAGGGAGAGATATCATGCCTGTAGCCGCCGCAATGGCCGTCACAGGGGTTGCATCGGCGGTTGCCGGTGGCATCGCCTCCAGCAAGGCCGCCAAGGCGCAACGGAAGGCCGCCATGCTGGCCGCCGCGCGCCAGCAGGAAACCACCAACAAGAACGTGGATCTCCAGAAGGATATCTATGGCAAGAACACCGATCTGGCGCAAAACACCTACGATCAGCAGTTAGCGGACAACGCCACCGCATACCGGGACGCCACCGGCCAGGTTCAGCGCGGCTACGATCAGGCGACCGGCCAGGTTCAGCAGGGCTACGGCCAGGCTATCGACACGCTAAGCCCGTTCGCCTCCAGCAACGCGCTGATGCGGCTTCACGATATGCAGGGGCTGGCGCGGCCTGGCGAAGAGAACGCGCGGGCATATAACTTCCAGACCGACGATCCAAGCTATGCCTGGCGCCTCCAGCAAGGCCAGGCGGCCTTGGATCGGAGTGCGGCCAGCCGCGGCCTGTTGCTGAGCGGGGCACAGGTGAAAGGTGCCCAAGAGTATGGCCAGGGCATGGCCAGCCAGGAATACGGCGCCGCCTTCAACCGGCTGAGCGGGATGGCGAACAATGCGCAGCAGGCCGCCGGCCAGGTGGCCGGGTATCAGCAGGGCATGGGCACCGCGCTGGCCAATCTGAGCACTGGCAGAGGCACCGCGATGGGCAATCTCGCCATCGGCCAGGGCACCACCCTGAATAACTTGGGACAGACTAATCTATCAAATCAATCGACATTGAATACCAACTACGGCAACACCCTGGCGGACCTGTACCAGACCGGGACCGATCGGGTGAACGGCTATAACCAGAACGCGGCACAGGCCAGAGCCAGCGGCTATCTGGGCGTAGGGGCGGCGGTTCAGAGCGGCATCCAGGGGCTGGGTTCCGCGATCGGCGGCGCCATGGGGCCGACAGCGACCACCGGCGGGCTGTACGGGTATGGGCAGACTTCCGGCATCAACTGGACGGGGCCGCGGCCACCGGGTTACTGAGGGGGATAGAAGATGGCGGTTCAGCCTTTCCAGCAAGCGAGGCCATACGACACAGGGGTGGCGCCGTTCGATCCCACGGCGGCGCTGGCCAACATCTACCAGATGCAGCGGGGCGGCCAGCAGGCGCGGCTTGGTGAGCTGGGAATCCAGATGGAGGCGATAAAGGCGCAGCGGGCACAGGAAGCCTACAAGCTTCAGCAGGAAATGCTAAAGAGCATGACGCCGGAGCAGCGCCTGGCGTTCAGTTACGCGCCGGAGCAGGCTGGCCAGCAGCTCGCCAAGAAGCTCTGGCCGGAGCGCAAGTGGACGGCGATTGCCAAGGATGGCTCCGCGGTTGATGAGAACGGGAACGTCATTGGTGGCCAGCCGCCGATCGAGTGGGGCAATGAGGGGCCGGTTCAGCCGGGGCCTGGCGCCACCCTCCAGAGCGCCAACCCGAACGCGGCGACGGCACCGGCGCCGGCGGCGCCGCAATCGTCCCAGACCTTCCCGCCGGGCGCCGGCGGCGCACCCGCCGATCTGACCGGGCGCGCGATCCGCCGGCGGGAAACCGGCGGCCACCCCAACCCGAACACCGCCAGGAACCCGAACAGCTCCGCCAGCGGCGCCGATCAGTTCATAGCCTCCACCTGGCTGGATCAGCTCACCCGCAACGCGCCGGAGATAGTCCAGCAGACGGTGGGGCCTAACGCCAATCTGAAAGATCCGGCGGTGCGCCAAAAGCTGCTGGATCTGAGGGAGGATGAAAAGCTCAACACCCGGCTGAGCACCACGCTGGCGCGCGAGAACGCGGCGGTGCTGAAACAGCAGGGGGTGGAAGCAAGCCCGTCAAACCTTGTCACGGCGCACTTCCTGGGGGCCTCTGGCGCCGCGCGAATGCTGAAGGCGCCGAAGTCCGATCTTGCGGTGAAGCACGCCTCCACCGAAGCCGTGGCGTCAAACCTGAATGTCTTTTTCGAGCAGTCCACTGGCCAGCCGCGGACGGTGGCCGAAGTGCTGGGCATGGCCGATCAGATGGTTGAGCAGGCACAGGCCGAGGCCGGCGGCCAGGGTGGCGGTGGCCAGCCGCCACAGCCGCCACAGCAGGCACAGCAGGCGCCCGGCGGGCAAGATGGCTGGGTGACGGCCACCCGGAACGGCCTTCCGATCACCAGCGGCAACAAGCCGGGAGAGTATTGGCAGAGGCGCCAGATCGGCACCACGCCGAACGGCCAGCCGAAGTATGAGTACCGCACCGCTCCCCCTGGCGGCGCCGGCGGACCCTTCGAGGGCACCGGCGATGGGCAATATTGGAATGTCCTGATGACCGGCGATCCCTCCACGCCGGTCTATGCCGCGGCCTATCATCACCTGACGAAGCCGCAATACATTCAGGTGAGCGACCCGAACAACCCGGAAATCCTTGTCACCAAGGAGATCCGGCCGCAGCTCCCGCCGAACATCCGGGTTCCGACATACACCCCGCCGGGCGCCAGCGGAGCGCCGCCGGCTGATCCGAACGCACCGCCGGCCGATCCGAACGCACCGCAACCGCCTCCAGTGCCGCCTCCAGCGCCCGCTCCAGCGCCGGCGGTGGCCGGAGCGCCGGCGGCCACGGAAATCCCAGAGACGGCGAGGGGACCGGGGCAGACGGCGCAGGACAAGCAGCGGCTTCAGGCCGCGGAAGTCAATTATGCCAAAATCACGGAAGCGGTGCGGCAATACCGCGATGTGATCAAGCGCACCGGCGCCAGCACCTACAGCGCGGTGACACCGTTCCCGACCGAAGCGGCCACAGAGATGAATACCGCTTACAACAATGTGGCGCTCTTGGCCAAAGGGGAGGAACTATACAATCTGGGTGTTCTGAACGGTCCCGATCTGGAAATCATCCGGCGCACCCTGGCCGATCCCTCCACGATCAAGGGCACGCTGATGTCACAAAAGGAGCTGACCGGCCAGATTGATAAGGTGATGGGGATACTGGACAAGGCGATGGAATCGGCCAGGAAGCAGTATGGGCCGAAACCGCTCCCCGGCGCCGGCGGTGGCGGTGCTCCCACCGTGCTGCGCTTCGATGCGGAAGGAAACCCGATCTGATGCCTGTGGAAGCTCATCTTGCCGATGGCCGGGTTCTCCAGTTCCCGGATGGCACCGATCCCGCGGTAGTCCAGCGCACCGTGAAATCCGTACTCGGCAAGGCGGCGCCGGCGCCGGAGATCGATACCGAAACCGGCGCACCGGCGGGCATCCGGACGGCGGTGGGGGCGGCGGTGTCGGACAAGGATCGGCTGGCCACCATCCAGAAGTCCTTTCCCGATGCGAAGCCGCATGAGGGGAACAACTTTGTTTACACGAACCCGGAAACCGGGCGGCCAACGCTCTATAACCCGCCAGGTTTGGATTGGGGCGATGCCGCCAGCCTGTTGCCGGAGATCGGGGAGTTTGCCGGCGGTGTGGTGGCCGGCGCCGGCGCCATCGCGGCCACGCCGGCGACCGGCGGCGCCTCCCTGCTGACCGTCCCCCTGGCGGTGGGAGCCGGCGCCACCGCTGGCCGGGAGCTGGCGGAGCAGAGTGCTAAGTGGATCGGCGGCACCGTGGACACCCGATCCGCACCGGAGCGCGCCACCGATCAGGCAACCACCTTTGGCCTGAACGCGGTGGCCGGGCCGGTGGCGGAAACGGCGATGCGCGGCGTTCGGCACATCATCGGGCCATCCTCCAACCGCCAGGTGGCGGCGGCCTTCGAGCGCCTGGATGTGCCCAAGATGGCCGGCGCCGCCAGCGGCTCCAAGATGATCCAGAGCATGGAGCACGGCGCCTTCAATTCGCCCGGCGGCGAATCCACCATGAACCGGGCGTTTGAGGCGACACAGGAAGGGGTGGATCAGGCCGCCAAGACGGTGGCGCGGGACATTGCCAACGCCAGCTCCGGCGGGGCGCCGGTGGTTGGCGGGAAAACCGTTGCCAGCACCGAAGGCGCCGGCAACGTGCTGAAGAAGGGGGTGAGCGAAGCCGGCGAACGGTTCGCGGCAAACCGCCAGGTGCTGGATGATGGCGTGACGGCGGCGGTGGGGCCAACCAGACCAACACAGCTCACCCACGTTCAAGCCCTTCTGACCGATCTACAGGCGGAGCTGGCGCGGGCGCCGAACAGCCGGCCGGATCTCAAGCGCGCGATCACAGAGGCGGAGCGAATGCTGGCCGATGCACAGGCCAACGGCGGCGCGCTCCCCTTCGATGTGGTGCGCAAGATCCGGACCCGGATCGGGCGGGAGCTGGAGCAGCCGGATGCCAGCGGCTACCTGCCCGGTGAGGATGCCCATATCAGCCGGCTCTATGGCGCGCTGAAGGATGACGTGTATGGCGCGGCACAGGCGGCGGACGCCGCGCGCTGGGCGCCTGGCCAGCCGCCGCCGCCGCTGGATCAGTTCGCGGTGTACCAGCTAGAGCGCCATGATCGGTATGTGCGCATGTTCCGCGGCGACAAGGGCGGGCGGGTTCCGCCGGTGGAGACGTTCAACAAGGTTCTGGATGCCGGGAGTGACGCCAAGGCGTTCCGCTTCGCTCTGGAAGGAAGCGAGCAGAGCACACAGCGCCTGTGGCAGCTCCGCCGATCCCTCAAGCCAGAGGAATGGGATGTGGTGGCCGCATCGGTGTTTGAGAACCTGGGACGCGCGAAGCCGGGAGCACAGGGCGGCTCCATGCTGGATGACGTGTCCAATGAGTTCAGCGTGGCCACCTTCCTGACCAATTGGGAGCGGTTGGGCGCCGGCACCGCCGGCCGAACATCCAGGGACGTGCTGTTCGGCGGGAGCCAGTTCGGCCACGTCAAAGGCGCGATCAACGATCTGGTGACCGTCACCAAGGCTCTGAAGGAAAGCAGCCGGCTGGCCAACACCAGCGGCACGGCGCGGAGCACCGCCTGGAACAGCCTGTTCGCGGCGATCGGCACCGGCGCGCTGGGGGCGGTTGGCACCGGATCGGTGGCCGGGACGCTGGGGGCCGCGGCGGGCGGTGCGGCGGCTCACGTGGCGACCGGCTACGGATCGGCCAGGCTGCTGACTTCGCCGCGCTTCGTGCGCTGGCTGACCACCAGCGCCAAGGCGATCGGGCGCAACCCCAACGGCGTGATCCCGGCGCTCACCCGGCTGGAAGCCATCGCTGAGGCGGAGCCGGATCTGAGGCAGGAAATCCAGGGCTACCGGCTCCGGCTGGAGCACGAGCTGGCCGGCGCTTCGGCTCCGGCTCCGTAACTTTTAAATACCCCCCGTTTCCCAATAAGGAGCCGCCCATGGGCCGCTTTACCCTGCCGTATGGCCAGGTTTTCTCACTTTCAGGCCGCCTTGGCGCCGGCTTCAAGCTCTACTTCTACCAGACCGCCACCAGCACGCCGCTGGACACCTACACCGACAGCGCGCGAACCATCGCCAATTCAAACCCGGTGATAGCCGATGCGGAAGGCCGCTTTGGCTCCATCCATCTGCTGGATCAGCCTTACAAGGTGGTGCTCCACGATGACGATGATGTTCTGATCTGGACGGCCGATCCCGTCATGACGGCGGTGGGGGAGATCGGCTTTCCGGTGCCGATCAGCTCCGGCGGCACCGGATCGATCACAGCGCCGGCGGCCAGAACCGCGCTGGGGTTGGGCACTGCCGCCACCTACACGGTTGGCACCGGAGCTTCGGAGATCCCGACCAATTCGATGGTTTCGGGGGTTCCGACCGGCGCCATCCTGCTGTGGTATTCCAACCAGGCCAGCATCCCCAGCGGCTGGGCGATCTGTGACGGCGGCACCTACAGCAAATCGGACGGCAGCGGGACCATCACCACGCCGGATTTGCGGGACAGGTTCGTGATCGGCGCCACGCTGACCTATGCCCAAGGCAGTTCCGGGGGCAGTGCCGCCGGCGCCACCACCGGCGCTTCCGGTCCCCTGAGTATCACGATCGGCGCCGGCGGGGAGCATAACCACTCCGGCGCCACCGCCGGCCATACTTTGAGCGGCGCCGAAGTGGGGCCGCATAGTCACAAGATGTTCGCCAACGTGGGGCTGACCAGCCAGAGCAGCGGCACCTATGCCCATATCGGGTGGTTTCCGTCGCACAACAGCCAATATGGTATCCAGGGTGGTGAAACTGTTGCGAGCGTCTACCAGACCGCGAATAATACCGGCGGCTCCCCGCACGCTCACGGTATCGAATGGGCGGCGGCACATAGCCACGCGGCCAGCGGCGGCGATCATGTCCACAGCATGACCGGCGGACTGCCTCCCTACAAAGCGCTGATCTACATTATGCGCCTCTGATCAACTGACATTTATTCGCTGGCATTAAATGTCCCGCTGGCTCTGGCCGGTGCTGGTGATCCTGGCCGGAGCGCCCGCTTGGGCGTGCGCGCCGCCCGATCCGGCGGCCAGGCCGGTGGTGAGCCTGGCGGCGGGCGAATTGCGCCAGCTCGCGGTGGTGGCGTGGGGGGAGGCGAGAAACGGCGGCTACTGTTCGATGCAGGCGGTGGCCGCGGTGATCATCAACCGGCTTCAAGCAAATCCTAAGCTTTACGGGGCTACAGTCAGCCAGGTGGTGAGCAAGCCCTTCGCTTTTTCCGTCTTCGGCAAGAGCGATCCGAACAGGACGAAGATGGCCAGGGTGGACGAATCCGACCCTGTTTTCATCTCCGCGGTGCTGGCGGCCATTTCCGCGGTTTCGGGGGCCGATCCAACCTCTGGAGCCACCCACTTTGTCAGTGGCGGCCTGAATCCTGGATGGGCGGCGCGCATGACTGTGACGGCGCGGATCGGCGGCCATGTTTATTTCCGGAGCCAGGAATGAGGAAGTGCAGCGCCGCCGGCATCGATCTGATCAAGCGGAGCGAGGGGCTGAGGCTGACCAGCTACCGATGCCCGGCTGGGGTTCTCACGATCGGTTACGGCCACACCGGGCCGGATGTTCCGCCGGGATTGACCATCACGCCGGATTATGCGGACGCGCTGTTCCGGGGCGATCTGGAGCGGGCGGAGCGGGCGGTGAACGATCTGGTGACGGTGCCGCTTTTGCAAGGGCAGTTCGATGCGCTGTGTGATTTCGTCTTCAATCTGGGGGAAAACGCCTTGCGGAAATCCACCCTGCTGAAGATGCTGAACCGACAGGACTACACCAGCGCCGGCCACCAGCTCATCAAATGGGTGTATGTCAAGGGTGAGGTTTCCAAAGGCTTGCTGCGCCGGCGGACGGACGCCAGAGATCTGTGGTTCTCTCCCCGTAAGGGGATATCCTGATGGCGGGAGCCGGCCTGGCGTGTTTCACTGTCCCTCCCCAGCTCCCTGCCGGCGGTGCTCCGTGTGTAACGTTACCGCCTTGTGGTTTCACCCTGACCACCCCCGGCGACACCCGATAGTGTCTCTGGATGAGGAAAAGATGCGGCGGCTGGTGGCCGCGGTGGCGCAGAACCTTGGAGGATGGATGGAGCAGGCCGAGGAAATAGCCGAAGCGGCGCACCCCTCCACCGGCAACAAGGCGAGAGCCTTGCACCTGAAGAAAGGCATGGCGATGGCCAAGCTGGCGCTGGAGCGGCTGATGCAGGATGCCGAGATACCGGATTAACCCGCCGGTAACGCATAAGGGGTAAGGTTCGCGGAGCCAGCAAGGAACCGCGCGCTATGCCTAGGGATGAAATTTCCGCATCGGTCGGCCAGCCTTCTTCTCCGGGGCGGGGCACGGCATTGGGTAAGGTGTTGCGCTTCCTTGCGGCGCGGGGACGGGAGGCATCAACATATAGGGGGTTGATGCTCTGCCTGACCGCTCTGGGTGTGGTTCTCCGGCCAGAAGTCGGAGAAGCGCTGATTGCCGTTGGCCTGGCGGTGAGCGGCCTGATTGGGGTTTTGCTTCCGGATGCTCCCGATGTGGCACAACCCCCGCCGGCGCAATAGCATGGGAACGCGCCGCCTCCAGCGCATCCCGGACACGGAAATCTGCCGGCTGTACCTGGCCAACGAGTGCCGCCAACTGATCGGTTTGCGCGCCGGGCTGTATGACAAAGAGGTTCTGGCCGTGCTGGCGCGCAATGGCGTGGCGCTTCGCTCCCGCGAGGAAGCCAAGGCACTGGCGGCGGCGGCGGCCACGCGGACCCGGATGAAGGGCACGCTCCGCCTGAAACAACGAGATCCGGCGGTTGGATCTGATCCAGTTCCGCCCGGATGAGGGGGGAGGGCTGTTGCTCCCCTCCCCCCTCCAGTTCGGAACAAAGAAGGAACGCTTGCGGGCGCCGGCGATTTAGGGCACTGTGCTGGCACGTCTTCCCGTTCGCGCCGGGGGTGGCGTTCTTGCCTTGGTTGACTTCTTGTTCGTAATGTCGAAGCACGGAACGGCGGCCTTTTCTGCGAGATGGGGCCGCCGTTTTGCTGTGCGCGCGGTGGCTGGTTTGTGCGAACGGGCCGCCGCGCTGCATGGAAAGAAAGATAGCTAGAAAGGGACCTAGATAGCTATCTAGCTTTCTTTTCGGCTTCCCCCGCATCCCGATCCATCGCCTCATCCAACTGCTGGAGCATCGCCTTCAGTTCGCTGGCTTCGCGCATGGCCGCGATCAGGGCGGCTTGGAGCCGGTGGTTCTCCAGACCAAGGGCGGCCAACTCGCCTTCAAGCTGTTCGATCTTGGTGAGATCATGGGGCATCGGGTTTCTCTCCTTTCCAGTGGGTTCACCCGCGGATAGAAGCGGTTGCGGGTTCCTCGTGCCCGCACTCGCGGCAGCGAACAGCAATGAGGCTGGAGCTGCGGGTGCGGGGATTGGACGATGTGATCTGGATCATGCGGGCGGGATCGTCGTTGCCGCACTTCGGGCAGGTCGCGGGGACGTTGTGCAGGCTCAAGGGGGCCTCCTTTCCAGTGTCCGGAAAAGTCACTTATCGGACACTCACGCCGCGATCAGGAAGGCCGCGAAGATCGTTAAGGCGTTCATGATCATGTTCACGCCGCTGATGAAGAGGATCAGGTGAGATTGGCGTTCCAAGTTGGCGATCCGGTCATTCAGCGGCGGCGGCTGTTCCATAATCAGGCACCTTTCAAGCTAACGGCGGGTTAGGTTGGGCGGTGGGCCTATGCTACAGGTGTAAGCCGTCAAAGGCCGGTTCGCTTCGCCATCGGCGCGGCGCGGATACTTGGGTGAGCGCTGGCGCCAGAACGCCATGGCTTCGGTGGCGTCGGCAAAGGATTTC